TCGCAGGCGCAGGTATAGGCGCTGGATTAGGACAGGCCGCAGAAGAAGTTATTGAAGGGTGGTTGGGTGTTCAGACTCAAAGCCTTGGTGAAGTAACTAAAGACGTTTTAAAGGAAGCGGCTATTGGCGCGGCTGGAGAGGCTATCGCAGGAACTGTCATAGCTATAGGCAGGGGCGTTGTCGGTGGGGGAAAAAAACTTGCTGGCAGAGCAGGAAATATGACTGAAGAGCCTATAGATGCAGCAATGAGACTTCGCCTTGAGCGCGGGGAATCTTTGGTGGAAAGAGGTTACATACCATCTTTAGGATCTTTGGGTGCTAACGAAAGAATAGCATACCTTCAGAAGTTTGGTGAGAATGCTTCAAAAGATACAACTAGGATTCAAGCTAATTTAGCCGCAGCATTGCGTGAGAGAGAAGCGTTTTTGGCTGGAATCTCTGGAGATCCCGTAGAGACTTTAGGGATTGAAGCTACTAAAATGGCTCCAAAACGTTTTAACGAATTAAACGCGGCAAAACAAAAAGCCGACAAGTTATACATATCAGCTTTAGATGATAGCATAAATTTACTAAGAAAATCTGTAGACGAAGGATTTGAGTTAAACACTTCTACTCTTGGAGCGATTACTAAGGCGTTCGACAGCTTCCAAAAAACTACGTTTGACGGTTATGGTGGTGTTGACGATATTCTTAGTCAAATTACAGGAAAAATAACCTTGGCGGACGGAACGAAAGTTTCAAGAACAGGTGGACAGCTTAGGATTTTTGACACTAAAAATTTAATGGCTAGGTTTAAAGACTATGAAGAAGACTTTGGAAGAGCATTGTTGGAAGGACCAGTTGCAACGGCATACGATGCCTTAAAAGGGTTTCAAAAAAATCAACAGGGTAGAGCCTCTTTTAAAAATTTGGTGAACCTAAGAAAGAACGTAAATGACGAACTTATGTTCGGGTCAAGCACCGCTGGAACAAAACAGTTGCAAGACATCAGAGGCGCGTTGGACACAATGCTTAGTGACAAAACTATTTTAGATGGCGTTACAGGTCTTTCTAAGAAGGCAGACAAAGACCTACTTGTACAAGCTGCAAAATTGCGGCTAACTCAACAAGGCGTTTATAAAAAGGGGATTCAACGTTTTGAAGATCTATCTAGCATTGGTGTTATAAAGTCTATCAATGGATTAAAGTCACTTGCAGAAACAAGTCCTAGAGAAATTTCTGACAAATTCTTTAAAAAAGTTATTCAAAACGATTCTCCTCAAAGATTAACTGCGGTCTTAAAGGGCGTTGATAACCCCGATGAGTTGCTTGCAAATCTCAGCCGAAGTTTCCTTGACGATGCATTGGAAACGGCTGGTAGAGATCCTATAAACCCTCAAAGTTTCAACGGAAAAACATTTGCCAAGAAAATAAAAGACCTTAAAACAACTGGTAAAGTCTTGTTTGGAAAAGACTGGAATAAGATTCAAAAACTTGCCAACAGTATAAATCAAGCAGACATTGCAGGTAAACTGTCTATGGATGACATTGCTAGGGTTAGAGCCGCTGGGGGCAATAAAGGCATGGTTGGGGCTATGGAAGATGTTGTGGAGGCTCAAAAGCAAATAGACATAGCGAGTTCGACATCTGTAGTAAAAGATTTAGACCCAAGTAACGTGTCTGTTTACTCAAGTTATGATGATGTTGTCTCTGCTCTAACAAGGAATAGCCTTACTGAAAGCGAAACCATTCAGATAATGAAGTTCTTTGATGGCAACGATCAGCTAATTCAGAGTATGAGGAATGTTGTTCTTCAAGATATAATGAAGGTAGTAGATGACAAGGTTCTTGAAAGTGCTCAAAATGCAGGATCTTTGCGTAAAACTTTAGATGAATATAAGCCAAGATCTCTGAGCCGAATATTGGGCGATGATACATACAAGGCTTTAGATGGCTTTGCTGATGATTTGGTTATGCTTGGAGACGCTGGTAAAGAAGGCGCAATAGCCGCTGGCAGTATATGGTCGCAGATGTTTAGCCATCCTTTGAATGTATTAGGAAGAATTGGTAAGTTTAAGGCTATGGCTACCATGTTCAGCAGTCCTCAAAATGTTAAAAAATACATTGAGATGAGAAAGGCTGCCGCTAACAATCCAGAAGCTCGTGGTAATGTAATGTTAGCCATGATGAACCAAGCCGCGCTTGATGAGGGAATTGACGTTGGGGGTAAAGCCGCACTCGCAGGCCGTGTTGCAAGTGGAGTTGGTTCCCTAACAGGTCAAGCCAGCCGTATAGGTCTTCAGTCTCAGCCCCGACTAGTCCTTAACGAAGAAGGTCCGTTTCGTCAAAAGAGCCGAACAAGCGTTCCTAATGTTCAGCCCAGCCCTATAAATTTAAATCCCCCTAACATTCCTGAAGTCAGGCAACAGCAGACTAGATCTGCTCCGTTAAGTCCAATAGAAAGAATACAGCAAGAGGCAGTTAGAAAAATGTCTCTTAGAGATCGAGCAAGGGAAAACCCAGCAGTGGCAGCGTCATTGCTAGGCGGTCTTGGAAATGCTGGGCTTCTCTAGCTCTCAATTACAGCGCTAATGCCGCCTTTGGCATAAACTTTTGGCGGTCTAGGATCTGAATAACCTTGTCGATCATATTCATCATCGACAAACAAGGATAATTGCTGTGAAATCCCCCTACGAGAATTAGAGGCCATTTCAACAATTTTGTTGTAAGTGTCTACGCTGACACCTATTGACTTGTATTTATTTGGCTTTGGCATTAGAATCGTTCCCATAATGTTATCAAAACAGACATACAATCCCAAGCTCAAAAGGTCAAGGCCGAAGTACGGCAACAAGAAAACTGTTGTGGATGGTATTAAGTTTGATTCTAAGTGGGAATCCGAAAGGTATATGTACCTAAAGTCTCTTGAAAGAGCAGGTCGTATTAAGAACCTTGTGCTACAACCGAAGTTTTTAATAGTAATAAACGGTCAAAAGATCTGTGCTTACATTGCTGATTTTGAATATGACAAGGAAGATAACAACGGTGCTTGGGAGCATATCATAGAAGACGCTAAGGGTGTCGAGACGCCTGAGTTTAAGCTGAAAAAGAAGCTTATGAAGGCCGTTCACAACATAGAAATCTATTTATCTAAAAAAACTACTTGACGTTTATCCCACACTTCTCCATACAGAAGGTTCTAGAACTTTAAAAGGAGAATCACTATGGATAGTGTGGAACTGTTTGAGCGACGCGAAGAGCTCAAAACAATTATTGTTGAACTTCGTGATGAACTCAAAAACATTGAAGAGCAACTTTCAGATTTGTATTTGCCAGTAGCGCGAGACGTATTGCGCTCTCATGGCGAGGACTTTGGAACCGCTCAATTCTTTGAGGGTAATCAGAAATTTAAAGCCGTTGTGTCTAAAAAGATTAAGTGGGATCAAGATCTCCTCGCAGGCGCTTTAAACAATATGACCGCAGAAAACGCGCAGCACTACGGCAAGCTGACTTTCGCTGTCGAAGAACGCAAATACACAGCAGCACCTCCCGCAATCAAAGAAATTCTGGAAGAGTGCAGAACAGCAGAAATTGGTCGCTTTACAGTGGAGGTAATAGAATAATGGGACTTCAAATCATTACAGCAGAGCAGAGGCTTGCTGAGAAACGTGGACACAAAGTTGTTATTTGTGGTCAAAGTGGTGTCGGCAAAACAACGCTGGCACGCACACTGCCCAAAGGCACAACATTGTTTATGGATCTAGAGGCTGGAGATGCAGCACTAGAAGGTCATCCAATTGATGTAATTCGCCCGAATACATGGGCAGAGTGCCGTGATCTTGCGTGCTACATCGGTGGGCCGAACCCATCTCTTGCAGACGATCAGCCGTATAGTAAGGCTCACTACGATTACGTGTGCAATATTCACGGAGAGCCAGAGGGGCAGCTATCTAAGTACTTAACGCTGTTCGTTGATTCAATCACAGTAGCGGGGCGTTTGTGCTTTACATGGTGTCAGCAACAGCCTGACTCACGCTCAGAGCGTACTGGAAAGCTTGACACCCGTGCTGCATACGGCTTGCATGGTCGTGAGATGATGAACTGGCTTACTCACTTGCAGCACATCCGTAAAATGAATGTGATCTTTGTTGGTATCTTAGACGAAATCACTGACGATTATGGGCGTAAGAAATATGCGCTGCAAATCGAAGGAAGCAAAACCAGCAGGGAATTGCCGGGAATTGTTGATGAAGTAATTACAATGGCAATCATGCCGGGGGAAAATGGGCCATTCAGAGCATTCGTCTGTCGTTCCCTAAACGAGTGGGGATACCCCGCAAAAGACAGGTCAGGAAGACTTGAAACCTTAGAAGAGCCGCACCTTGGTAAACTTTTAGAAAAAATGAGTATGAGTTCTAGCGAAGAAAGTCGTGAGTTGGAATTCCAAGATCCAAACAATGTAGTCTCTAGTGAAGGAGAGCAAAATGCTTAATCTTAACAATGCGCAAACACAAGAAGCTCCAACGCAGGAGCGCACACTTATTCCAAACGGAACTATTTGCCGTGCAGTAATCGTAATCAAAATGGGAGATATTGAAATCCCTGAGTTTGGTGCGGGGATTTGGTTTAAGAAGTCTCAAGCTACGTCAGCAAAATGGATGGAGTTGGAGTTTACCATCGTTGGCGGTGAGCATGACCGTCGTAAATTCTGGGATCGCATCTTTGTTGATGGAGATAAATTAGGTGACAGTGGCATTCCACTTGCAAAAGAAATTGGATTGTCAACATTACGCTCTATTATTGAAAGCGCGAACAGCATTAAATCTGAAGATATGTCACCAGAAGCGCAACAGCGCAGAAATATCTCAGGCGTCAACGATTTGACCAGTATGGAGATTTGTGCTAAAGTTGGCATCAAGAAGGGTACTAACGGCTACGCAGACAGTAATCGTCTGCTTGCGGCTTTAGGCCCAAGTAATAAGGATTTTGTCCCAGCTGGACAAGCCCCAGTGGTTCATACACCCGCTGGAGCTCCACCTACACCACAAGCATCGGCACAACCCGCCGCCGCTGGTGTAGTCCCAAGCTGGGCCAATCGCTGATCTAGAGGCAACAGGCTACTCCGCCTGCTAGACCACGGACGGGGGGCCGTGGGCCTTAAACCCCCCATACTTTCTAGACCAAAGGACTTCCAAAATGTTACTGCGACCTTATCAAGAGGCCGCTGTCTCTGACGCTAATCTGGCGTTGGACGAACGCGGTAATACAATTGTAGTTGCCCCAACGGGCGCTGGAAAAACAATTATGCTGTCAGCCTTGATTGGCAAACGTCATAAAGAGGGGCGCAAGGTTCTTGTGATCCAACACCGCGATGAGCTTGTGGCTCAGAACAGTTCTAAGTTTTCGCGTGTTAATCCATATCTTACCACAAGCCTCGTAAACGGAACCGTAAAAAGCTGGCATGGCGATGCCGTGTTCTCAATGATTCAAACAATATCGCGTGATCGCAATCTGGCAGATCGTATTGTCTTCGATATGATTGTCATTGATGAAAGCCACCATGCAGCAGCAGATACATACATCAAAGTCATTAATGCCGTCAAAGAAGATAACCCGCTCGTAGAAGTCGTTGGTTTTACAGCGACGCCGAACAGGGGCGATGGCAAGGGTCTTCGTACCGTTTTTGATAATTGCTCACACCAGATTGAAATCACGACTTTAATCCGTGAGGGGTACTTGACACCTCCAAAGTCATTCGTTGTCGATTTAGGAATATCTGACGAACTGAATAACGTATCGCGAAAAGGTAACGACTTCGACATGGAAGAAGTCGAAGAAATCATGAACCGGCGCGTTATTAACGATGCTGTTGTTGAGAATTGGATGGAGAAAGCTGGCGATAGAAAGACTGTAGTTTTTTGCAGCACAGTAAAACACGCGGAAGACTTACTAGAAGTATTTATAGAAAATGGCGTCAACGCGAATATCGTCACAGGTGAAACACCAAAGGATAAGCGTAAAGAAAGGCTACAGGGGCTTGCTACAGGGGACATTAGAGTAATTGTCAATGTCGCAGTACTAACTGAGGGCTTTGACGCTCCGCAGGTCTCCTGTATCGTTCTTACGCGCCCTTGTTCACAAAAGGGAACAATGGTTCAGATGATTGGGCGTGGACTACGCACAATTGATCCAGAAGAGTTTCCAGATGTCATAAAGAAAGACTGTATCGTTCTGGATTTTGGAACCAGCATATTAACTCATGGCTCCTTGGAAGATGCAGTAAGCTTAGAGGACAGAAAAAAAGGCGAAGCTCCTACGAAAGAATGCCCAGAGTGCGGTGCAGAAGTGCCAATGGGGACAAAAATCTGTCAGTTCTGTGCTTACGAATTCCTGTCGTCCGAAGAACAAGAAACTATCGACCTTAGCAAATTTAAAATGACTGAGTATGACCTAATGCAAATATCTCCTTTCCGGTGGTTGGATATGTTTGGCGATAGTTCTTTAATGGTCGCTATGGGTTTTGAAGGTTTTATCGTTGTAGCTAACACTTCGGAAGTTTCCGTGGCTTTAGGTAAAACAAAGAAGGGCCGAGTTAAAACTCTGGCAATTGGTGGAAGAGCGCAAGCAACAGCCGCCGCAGATGATTTCCTACGCGAAAATGAAACTGGAGACGCAGCTAAGAAATCAAAGCGTTGGCTGGATCAAAACCCCACTGATAAGCAGTTAACAATGCTACGAGATCAGGGCGTGGAAATAGGGTTTATGGACTTCTCTTGGACGAAGTACAGGGCGTCGTGCATGTTAAGTTATCTATGGAACAAAGACGTTATCGACTCAAAAGTGGAAAATATTTTAGAATGATACTATACTGTTTAAAACGAATGGGAGAACATAGTGGCTCGTTTTGAAATAGAACTGACGTTGGCAATGAAAAACGACGATCACGAACTGATAACAGTTGTTCATAACATCATGTGCTTCTGTAAAAATAAAAACGATATAGACGAGATAGAAAATAGATCAAGAAATGTAATATCAAGTTACGTTGATGCTTCAGAAAATATTGTAGTTTTTGGGTCAGCAAATATTGTTGTAAAGAACGAAGAAAAAGAAATTTCTTTAACGCTGTTATTTAAAAATATTGACGACTTTAAAAATGAGGAAGTAAACGAAATTTTGGACTTGCTATTACTTAATCAAGAAACGGAAAACACAATCCATTAAGGAGAGAATATGGAAAACGGTAGAGAAGCCTTGGATGAATTAGCATTCATTCTTGGAAAGTTTGGGTGGGAAACAAGGTTCTGTGACCTGACAGAAAAGCAAGTTCATACGTTGCTTTTTGGAATACAAGAATCAAAACCAATCACGGGAGAAGTGAAAATTGGAGAACTCGAAGAAACTTACTATGAGTCAACAGGCACTTGGCCGCTTACAAGCATCCCGTTCTGATAAAACCGATCCAATAGCAGAAGCAATATCAGATCAGGTAGACCGAGGAATTGTTCGGGATAATGAAAAGCGAGAGCGCAGAACGTATCTGGGTGCTTCTTCAATCGGAAACGAATGCAGTAGGCAGACGCAATATAAATACATGAATTACCCACAAGACGAGGGCACGGAATTTAGTGCGCGTACTCTGCGGATATTTCAATTTGGTCATGAGATTGAGGATTACGCAGCAAAGTGGCTCAGAGACGCTGGTTTCGACCTTAGAACCGAAGAGCAGTCGGGTAAGCAGTTCGGCTTTTCAATCGCTGATGGAGAAATCAAAGGTCACATAGATGGAGTTATATGTGATGGGCCTGTCGCAATGGGATACCCGTCGCTTTGGGAGTGCAAGTCAGCAAATGATTCAAAGTGGAAAGCTTTTAAAAACCACGGTGTTGCCAAGGCAAATTCAACATACGCAACACAGATAGCAATATATCAAGCGTACATGGATCTAACAGATCACCCAGCACTATTCACTGTTGTGAACAAAAACACTAGCGAAATATACTATGAACTTGTCTCATTTAACAAAGACTTAGCTCAAAAATCTAGTGATAAGGCAGTAAATATATTGACTGCATCAAAAGCAAATGACATCCTACCCCGCATAGCGCAGAGCAAAGACTTCTTTCAATGTAAGTTTTGTGACTATCGGGAGACTTGCTGGAAAGAATAAAAAAAAGAGGCCAGCATTGTGGAATGCTGACCCCTTGTAAGAATAGTCGAGGTATAGGGATAATATAATGGTTATGAGATTAGTTAGCAATACAGGATTTGGTTCTAACAGGGACTTAGTGTTAGAAGTATCGGAAAAAGTACCTCATTACGTTCAAATAGAAGCATTGAAAAATGCGTTTCCGCACGGGAAAGTCGTTCGCAATGAGTTTCTCTTGGGGTCTTTACACGGAGAAGAAGGTCAATCTCTAAGAATAAACATAGACCCATCAAGCCCAAACTTCATGCGCGGCAAAGACTTTAGTACAGATGAAGGCATTGGCGGCATAACTAAAATATTGATGTCAGCGTACAACTGGAAAATGAACGATGTAGCAGAGTACTTTTCAGATTATTTGTCATCGGGGGAAACTCGCCCAGAACCTCCAATGAACCCAGTTAACCCGAACTTTTCTGCACCACCACCACCTCCGCAGTCTCCTCCCCCAGCAGCACAACCCGAACAAGTTAAGCAACGCCGAGTAATAGATGCAAACACGCCTCACGATGGTGAGCATAATTACCTGTCAGCAGACGGAGAAATACTTGTTAGCGTCCGTAGATACTTAGAGCGCAACGAAACTGGAGAGATTACTCTGGATGCGGATGGAAGCGCTAAGAAAGAATTCAGGCAGTTTCCAAGGCTCCCAGAGACAAGGCCTCTATATAACATACCAGACATTATAAAGTCCGATAGAATAATTTGGGTGGAAGGAGAGAAATGCGCAGATGCACTAACACAACTAGGATATACCGCAACATGCACCATTGGCGGGGCAGGAATGCTTTCCGTCAATACAAAAAACAAATTCGACTTCTCTCCTTTGCAGGGAAAGCAGCTTATCATATGGCCAGATAACGATTCCGCCGGTCAAAAGCTAGCAAAGATCGTTCAAGAGTTGGCGATTAATGCAGGCGCAAAGTCAGTAACAATGCTGACACCTCCAAGCGGCAAACCTAAAAAGTGGGACGCAGCAGACGCTATCGAAGAAAAATATGACATAGCGTCCTTTATTAACGCCCCCAACAATAAAGTTAAGCAATTCCCAACCCTCAAGGATAGTAGCCTACTTATTAGCGAACAGTTTCAAGGTAAGGCGAAGGCTCAAGAATTCCTAATTGCAGATACAATACCTCTAGGCGTGCCTGTTGTTTTTGCAGCCGCAGGAGATAGCGGTAAGGGAATGATGACACTCGACATGGCAATGAAGATCGCGTCAGGAGAGCCAATGCAAAGCGCGTTTGGTGGAATGATATCGCACTATGGAAATGTCGTTATGCTTTGCGCGGAAGACGATAGAGACGAACTGCACAGACGCATCGAAAGGCTAGATCCGCTAAATAAGCGCAAAAACTACAAGCATAACCTATATATTATTCCAATGCCAAACGTAGGTGGCGTGTTTCCAATCATGATAAAGCAAGACAATACATATGTTGTCTCACCAGAATTCGAACGCCTATATGCAGAAATTGCGGAAATAGAAAACCTCGCGTTCTTCTCAGCAGACCCAATGGCTTCATTCGTTCATGCAGATGTGAATTCAGATCCCGCAGCAGGGGCAGCTTTTATGGGTTTACTCGCTCAGATATCAACAGAAACAGGTGCTACAGTCATGGTTAATCACCACATGGCTAAGATTAAAGACGACAACCCAATAGATACTCCAGAGCAAGCGAGAAACTCTATTCGGGGTACGTCAGCTATTGTCGATGGCGTGCGTTGCGCATTTGCATTGTGGTCGGTCGATGTATCAAAAGCAAAGACACGGTGCAAAGATCTTTCAATTGATTTCTCAAGAAACGCCGTGTTCGATGGCGCAGTCGTGAAATCAAACGGGCCAGCAAATCGGGACATCAGAAATTTTGTTCGTGATCCAAATACAGGTTTGCTTGTAGATAGAACTAAAGATCTTAACCAAATTAAAGATACACCAGAAGCTCAACGCAGAATTGAATACGCTCGTCAGGTTATAGAATTGCAAGAAATTGAAGGAATGGCGATTACTAAAGCCAGTACTGTAGACGGTATTTGGGTGACAATTAAAGACAGCCCGTCAGTAGAGCCATGTTACATAGCCCTACAAGGACTTTCTGCGTCAACCGTTGAGGAGTATGTGACTAAGTTATTAAAAAGAGGCAAAGTTGAGCAGCACAGCTTGTCGACCTCAGGTCCAAGAAAATTCCTTGGTATTAAGAATGGGCCACTGAGCAGTGGTGAATATATACCACGAACAGGTAGAGATAACGTTTGACATAGTATGGTTGTTTGTGGTACTTATCCCATTATAAACTAAAAGTGGTAAATAACGCCGTAATTGCAAAGTTTGGGCAATAACGCCGTAATTGCACAATTACATTTAAAGGAGAAGTAAATGTTACACGTATTTAAAGACACAGCGCCAACCTTAAAGGAGGCGCAAAGTATTGTCGGGGGTTTAGTCGAAATAGTTAGATCACCAACAAACCCTGAGTGGCAAATTCTTGTTAACGAAGAAGGTATGCTTATCGGGCTTCCAGCCAATAAAGAAGCATCAGAAATGTGCGACACTGGCATTGTAGGTCCAGCTATCGTTTTAAAAGAAAATGCTCTTTGGGATTAAACAATGATTGAAATTACACCCGCAGAACGATCAGAGCACAAGTTTCTGAAATCAATGGTGGATCGTCTTATTGACGAAGATAACAGGGTCGATCCACACCCAAACGTAAAAAATGATCTATGGGCCGCTAGAAAAGAATTAACAAAATTCGTTAGCGGTTTAAGAGAAAAAGGGGTGAACATATGATACTAAAAATACCGCATATTCCAAAATATGAACCCCACTACAGAATGGCTTGGGAAATACAAAACAAAAAAGATGCAGACAACAAAAAATGTATGCTCTTTTCTAACAAAAAGTTAGTGGACGCTCAGTATAAAAACGCCAAAAAAGGCGCGATTAGACGAGAAGCTAAGCAAAAAGAAATGCCAGAGCAGGTTAAGATAATTAACAGAATGTTAAAAAATCATATGACGCAAACAATAATTGCAAACATATTAGGCATTAGCCAAAACGCAGTAAGTAAAGCGAAATCAAGGTACGGTCTACCTAAAGATGAATTCTTAAAGCTATAAAAGTAATTCGTGAGACCAGCTGTTTAGTAACTGGCCTCACGAATATGTTAGAAAGTTATTCGGGTTAATTCAATCTTTATTTGAGAATTCTGACCCTAAAGCACTATACCCACACTTGTCGATCCATGAATCTGCCTTGTCGAGATCGTTCAACAATCGGGCAGTCTTTAACCAATCCATCATTAAAGCAATATGTCGGGGGTCTAACTCACCGCCGTCCTTCGTTGCCTCCTTGATGATGACATTCCAGCCAACAGAAATGCGCTTAAAGTTATCAAACGCATCTCCGTAGTC